GTACAAAGGTTTCTGTACTTAAAAATCACATCAATGGATTGGGGTATGAGGATGGTAAAATTCTCGTTACCGCACACGGATTCTTGGCGGGTAAAGACGCTGCCGAGGAAAAAAAATCTATTGAACAGTATAAGTCAGAGCAATCTGAGTATTGGAAAGAAGTCATCGGAACCGGTGGTGATTTCAAATTAGAAGAAGAAAGTGAAACCTTTGATATAAATGCGTTGTGACAAAAACCTTATTAGTTGACGGAAACAACCTATTTAAGATAGGTTATCACGGGGTTCGTGAATATTACCATAAGGGTAATCACATTGGTGGTATATACCACTTTGTAAATACCTTGCGGAAATTCATTTCCGAATACAACTATGATAAGGTAATTGTTTTTTGGGACGGAGATGATAACTCCGTTCAGAGAAAAAGAATATTTGCAGAGTATAAAGGGAAGAGACGGTACAACCGACTTAACGATATTCAAAAACAATCATTTGATTGGCAACTCAACAGAGTGAAAGAATACCTTGAGGAGATGTTTATTCGTCAGGTGGTGGTAGATGGTAACGAGTCTGATGATATGATTGCCTACTACTGTCAAATCTCTTTGGACGAACACAAAACGATATTCTCTGCGGATAAAGACTTAATACAACTCATATCTGAGAATGTGCAAATTTATTCTCCGTCCCAAAAACAAATGATTAAAAATGGGGATAAAATCAAACTGAAAGATATTTCAATCCCCCACCAAAATATTACGACCTTCAAAATAATTGCTGGTGACATATCAGATAACATTGATGGTATCTACTACTTTGGTGAAAAGACTTTTTCAAAACTTTTTCCTGAGATACTTGATTCAGTTGTTTCTGTTGACGACATTTTACAAAAAGGTGAAAAACTACACGAAAATGATAAAGACAACAGAGCATTACAAAACTTGTTATCAGGGAAGACAAAGAGAGGGGTATATGGAGAAGAGTTTTATGTTATCAACAAACAACTCGTGGACCTTTCACAACCTTTGTTAACAGAAGAAGCAAAGGAACTCGTTCAACTTTATTATAAAGAGGATATAGACCCTGAGGGAAGGGGATATCAAAACCTTATGAGAATGATGATGGACGATGGATTATTTAAGTATTTACCAAAAACAGACAATGCATGGGTTTACTTTCTCACCCCATTCATGAAGTTAACGAGAAAAGAAAAAAGACGATTTAAAAAACCAAAAACTAATTAAAAAATTTAAAAAAATGAGTAAAGAAAAAAATGACATGACAAAGATGGAGTTTTTGTTGACATTGAATGACAACATCATTGTTCAGAGATATTATAACGTAAAAGGTTATAATATGTATTCTAAGAATAGTATGGAACTATATGATGTGGTCACGGATATCAAAAACACTATTCATAATGATTTGAAGATGAAAACAGTTTCGTATATGTTAGACAATCAATTTCAAATTATGGAAGACCCCATGATTTTGGAAACTTCTATGACGGAAGACGATGAGGTATTTAACATTTACATTAAGATGGGTGATGACGTCCTTTATCATACGTCATGGGACGGTAAAATTTATCCACCAAAAGTCCGTTATACTGTCGATATTCGTCCTCATTTGAAGGGTGTCTTAAAGTCACTCACAGAAGTGTTTTCGACTGACAAATTGACATGCGAATTTATGGAATATAAGTTGGGTTGAGTATATTTATTAAAACAGTCAAACACAAAAACTATTTAATATGTCGAAGGAAAAGAATTTTGGTTATTTAGGAAACACATTTCAGATACAATTACTCAATAATATTATCCTTTATAAGGATTTTGCATCGTCTATTGTTGATGTAATTGAACCCAAGTACTTCGACAATCAATACTTCAAGTTGATTATGCAAATTGTTAAGGAGTATTATGTGAAATACGAGCATACTCCTTCATACAATACCTTGGAACAACTTGTTAAATCTGAAGTTTCATCACCGATGGCTCAGAAGATGGTATTGGACATGATTGAGCAAGTCAAAGACGCACCAAACGAAGGGGATAGTTTCGTTCAAGAAAAAGCTTTGAAGTTTTGTAAACAACAAGAACTTCAAAAAGTTATGGTTAAAGCTCAAAAAATCATCGACAAAGGTGACTTTGAAAGTTATGACCATCTTGAAGAAATGGTACGAGAAGCTCTTCAGGTGGGTGAGGTTGACTCTGGTACTGCTGACGTTTTCTCAAATTTGGATGATGTACTGCAGGAAGATTTTAGACACCCTATTCCTATGGGAATTCCCGGTATTGACAACCTGTTAAAGGGTGGTGTAGCAAAAGGGGAGTTAGGTGTAATTCTTGCACCAACAGGAGTTGGTAAGTCGACATTGTTGACGAAAATTTCCAATCACGCATTTAATTTGGGTTATAATGTACTTCAAATTTTCTTTGAGGACAACCCAAAAATCATTCAAAGAAAACACTTCACTTTATGGACTGAAATCGCACCTGATTTGTTATCAATACATAAGGAAAAAGTTATGACAAAGGTTAAAGAAATTCAGGAAAATAGTCCCAATAAACTTATTCTAAAAAAGTTACCATCTGACACTTTGACTATGAATCAGATTAAGAATCAGATTCGTAAAATGATGGCTGAAGGTACTAAGATAGATATGGTTGTTCTGGATTACATTGATTGTGTATTACCTGACAAAAACTTGGGTGACGAATGGAAAAGTGAAGGTTCGGTCATGAGAGGTTTTGAAGCAATGAACCATGAATTAAATATCGTTGGTTGGACTGCGACTCAAGGTAATAGAAGTTCCATTTCTTCGGAAGTGGTTACGACAGACCAAATGGGTGGTTCTATTAAGAAAGCACAAGTTGGTCACGTTATTATCTCTGTTGCCAAATCTCTTCAACAAAAGGAGATGAACCTTGCCACCATCGCGATTACCAAATCTCGTATTGGTAAAGACGGTGTTGTTTTTGAAAACTGTAAGTTCGATAACGAGATGTTAATTATTGACACAGAACAAAGTACCACTTTGTTGGGTCACGAAGAACAGAAAGAAGAAAGAAACAGAGAAAGGATTAAGGAACTTTTGGATAAGAGAAAACAAAAGGAAAAAAATATATAAACCCAACAAACTTATTAAAAAAATGGAAGAATTATTTAATTATGAGAAAGATATACGCTATGTCGTAAAAAGAACTGGTGCGAAAGTAATCTTTGAAGTTGATAAAATTGAGATGGCTATTTTAAAGGCGATGCATAGCATCGATGCCGTTGATGATGAAATGGCTGAAAAGATTGCAAGAATTTCCGCAAAAGCTTTATTTAGAAACAATAAAGACCGTATTCCTCATGTCGATGATGTTCATGATATGGTCGAGAATAAGTTGATGGATAACGGACTAAATGATGTAGCAAAAGAATACATCTTATATCGTGCAAAACGTAGACGTAATATCTTTGCAAAAAGAACCAATCTAAAACCATATGAGTACCCAAACCTAAACGAGTATGTGGACGCTATCAGACACTCTTATTGGGTTCATACGGAGTTTAATTTCACTTCAGACATTCAAGACTTTAAAGTTCATTTGAATGAAGTTGAAAAAACTGCATTGGAAAGAGCGATGCTTGCAATTTCACAAATTGAAATTGCGGTTAAAACTTTTTGGGGTGATATCTATAAGAGAATGCCAAAACCTGAGATTGGAAACGTTGGTGCAACATTTGCCGAGTCTGAAGTTAGACATGCGGACGCATATTCACACCTCATTCAATTGTTGGGACTGAATGGAGAGTTTGAAAATCTATTACAAGTACCCGCAATTCGTAGAAGAATTAAGTATTTGGAGAAGGCAATCACAAACTCAAAAGCCGTTGAAAATAAGGAATATTTTGAATCAGTCGTGTTATTCTCAATGTTTATTGAGAATGTATCACTCTTCTCTCAGTTCTTAGTTATCATGTCATTTAATAAACATAAGAATATGTTAAAAGGTATTAGTAACGCAGTTGAAGCCACTTCAAAAGAAGAAAATATTCACGCAGAATTTGGATTTGATTTGGTAAACCTTATCAAAGAAGAAAACCCTGAATGGTGGACAGAAGAATTGGTAGAAGACCTTATTATCTCAACCAAAGAAGCTTATGAAGCTGAGACGGAAGTCGTAAATTGGATTTTTGAAAAGGGAGATATGAACTTCCTAACTAAAAACCAAACCTTGGAGTTTATAAAAAATAGATTTAATATATCTTTAAATTCTATAGGTATTGATAATATCTTTGATATTAACGATACTTTATTACAAACTACGGAGTGGTTTGACGATGAAATTCTAACTACAAAACATACCGATTTTTTCAACAAAAGAAGTATCAATTATAGTAAGAAATCAAAATCGATTACTTCAAACGATTTATTTTAATAACGATATAAAAAAAAATGGAAAATAGAAACGCATTTGATTGGATAAATGAAGAATCAATTACTTTCCTTCGTAGGGGGTACTTGAGTGAAGGTGAAGAACCTTTGGAGAGAATTAGAACGATTGCTAACCATGCTCAGGAAATATTGGGTATTGACGGATTTGCTGATAAGTTCTTTGATTATATGGGTAGAGGATGGTATTCATTGTCTTCACCAGTATGGGCTAATTTTGGTAAGAAAAGAGGACTACCTGTAAGTTGTTTTGGGTCTAACATTGGAGATAATATTGAATCAATTCTTTTTACACAAGCCGAAGTTGGTGAGATGAGTAAGATGGGTGGTGGTACTTCAGGATACTTTGGTAACATTAGAGGTCGTGGAGCCGAAATTACTGACAATGGTCATGCACCTGGTGCGGTTCATTTTATGAACCTTTTCCAAAGTGTCGTTGACAATATTTCTCAGGGCTCAACCCGTCGTGGAAGATTTTCACCATATCTACCTGTCGAGCATCCAGATATTATGGAGTTTTTGGAAATTGGAACTGAAGGATTTCCAATTCAAGATTTGACTCACGCGGTTACAGTTACCGATGAGTTTATGAATGAAATGATTGAAGGCGACTCTGAAAAAAGAGCGATTTGGGCAAAAGTCATTCAAAGAAGAGGTGAAATTGGATATCCATATATCATGTTCACAGATACTATGAATAACAAATCACCTGAAGTTTATCGTGACAAAGGTGCAAAAATTTATAACTCTAACTTGTGTTCTGAAATTGCATTACACAATTCTGAAGAAGAATCTTTTGTGTGTGTTCTTTCATCTATGAATTTACTTCATTATGATGAGTGGAAAAATACTGATGCGGTTGAAGTTATGACATATTTCTTAGATGCTGTGGTAACTGAATTTTTGAGAAAAATTGAAAACATTCGAGATAACGGAACGATAGAGGGTAAACGAGCATTCTTTTACTTAGAAAAGGCGTACAACTTCGCTAAGAGACAACGGGCATTAGGTCTTGGAGTGTTAGGTTGGCACTCGTTGTTACAATCTAAAAACCTTCCTTTTGATAGTAAGGAAAGTGCTAAGTTAAATATTGAAGTATTTAAATTGATTAAAGAAAAATCATATAATGCATCTAAAGAATTATCTGAAAAATTTGGTGAACCTGAATACTTAAAAGGTTATGGTAGAAGAAATGTTACCTTAAATGCTATTGCACCTACAACCTCATCGGCATTTATTCTTGGACAAGTTTCACAGTCGATTGAACCTATTTGGTCTAACTGTTATGTTAAAGATGTTGCCAAACTGAAAGTAACAATTAAGAATCCTGTATTGGAAAAACTTTTGATTGAACTTGGTAAGGATACTAAAACTACTTGGAATAGTATTAAAAAGAATGATGGTTCGGTACAACATCTTGATTTCTTAACCGATGAACAAAAAGAAGTTTTCAGGACTTTTGCAGAGATTAATCAAGCGTCAATCATTAATCAGGCGGCAATTAGACAGGATTATATTGACCAGTCACAGTCACTTAATCTTATGATATCACCTGATATGCCGACAAAAGACGTAAATAAACTTTTGATAGATGCGTGGAAATTAGGTGTTAAGACATTATACTATCAACACTCTATGAATTCCGCACAGGCATTCGCTAGGAAAAAGTTGAATTTAAACGACCTACAATGTGTAGCGTGTGAAGGTTAAAATTAAAAACCCGTCAATTGACGGGTTTTTTTATAAAAAGTTTATACTGAATATTTATAGACATGGCAATAAACAAGACATACGGTATAAATTTTCCATTTAGGGAAAGTAAAGAAGGTAAATACTTATCATTAACTAAAACTGTTGAAGATGAGGTAAGAGCAGACTTATTACATCTAATTCTAACAAGAAAAGGAAGTCGATATTATTTACCTGATTTTGGTACGAGAATCTATGAATTTATTTTCGAACCCATGGATGGACCAACTTTTGATGCGATTAAATCGGACATTAAAATATCGGTGGATAAATACATACCAAACTTACAAATAAACGACATTTCAATCACACCATACACCAATGAGGATAGAAGTCCTGTAGGTAATTTGAATACTCAAGACCAAGAATCAACATATGAAATGTTTGATATTTTTAGAACTGCAGGTGAAGGTGTCGAAGAATATACCGCAAAAGTTAGGATAGATTATTCAGTAAAAGACAATACTTTTGAAAGTAAGGATTTCATAATTATCAATATTTAAAATAAATGGCAAATCGTAAAATATCATATACAGAAAGAG